GCCAATGCGTCTAATTTACCAGCAATGTCTCGTAAATCAGCGTCATTTGTAGGTTTAGGGTCAAATTGTTTATCGTCAATCATAGCGTCTGTCGCAGCCGCATTGACCATAGTTAATTGTTTAACGAACTCAGGTGGAAGTATTTCACTACCACTTTCAAACTTAGGATACTCAGGTGCTCTGAAGATTTTCAATACTCTGTTCAATGAGTCGACTGTACGATTCAACATACGTTCTGAATACTCACCTTGAACTTGCATTGACTCGTCTTCCATCTCGTCAAGTTCCATTGCTTCTTGTTTCATTTTATCTTCCATCATACCAATGTCCTGTAAAGCGTCTTGGTCCATCTGGTTCATCATTTGTTTTTCTTCCATGTTATTCTCCTAGAAGTGATTGTAGATTATTTGGTCCCAGTGGTTGGGCCATTTGTTGCGCTTCCATTGCGTCAGGTTGGATAGCATCACCTGATGTTCTTGCTTTTGCTGCTGATACCATCGCTGCTTTTTGTTCTTCTATTTGTTGATTCGCTTCCTCAACAAACGATTCAGGTAGTCCTAATGAACGTACCATCTCAGACAAAAGTGATTGAGCGGGTACACCTAGTGCTTGAAGTGTAGGAATAGACTGAATAAACTCTCGTTTACGAACTGACTCACTTAAAGGAGTACTCGCTTGGTCTTGCGCATAGATAACCCAGTTTTCAACTAAGTCACTCTTCTCTACAACTTCTACCTTGTTATCAATAACAACTGTGTCAGTAATGTCTTCTTCGTCCATGTACATAACTATAAGGTCCAAATAAACTTTCGCTAGCGCTTCGATGGTTCCGTCTCTTTCTCTCGCGAGTCTTCCAACTTCCGAACTTGAGTATGCAGCCAGAGCAGCGATTTCAGTAGCAGAACTTCGCGTTGACTCTCCCCTCGTGAACGGGGCAAGTATACTTCCCTTATCTTTATCTCTTTGTACTTGGTCATAATACACCTGTAATTCTGGTGGGGTAGGGTTTTGTGGCATCGCTCTTATCGCACCCGCTAAGTCGTCATCGTCGACTTCAATAAATAGTCCATCAATACCTGATGTGACTTGAGCCATACTCTCTTCATCAAATGTTCCTCTCTTAACAATGTACTGTCTACTTGCTTTTCTTACACCATTTGCTTGAAAAGTACGAATAAGATTTGTTTCATACAGTTGGTCGTAGATACGTTTCATTGATGAGTATCCTTCAATAGGACAGTCTGGTTTACGATTAAAGTATAGAGGAACAATGGGTACAACTGGGTCACCTTTGAAGTCTCTAAACGGTATCATCTCTTGGAATAAAAACTTCTCTCCCATTGAGTACTGAGGAGACCAAAACATAATACGGTCATTAACTAAGTCGTAAAACTCTACACACTCAATGTACTGAAACATTTCTTCTTCTGTATAACCTACCTCATGATAGTCTCTATCAAATGTATTGTATTCATCAAAGTAATCTTCTCGTTTGATAGGTTCGTATTGTTTATTACCAAACTTTGCTTTCGCTTCATGTAATGGTAAGAAGTATCTGTGTCCCATAAACCTACAGTCTTCAATACGTTTAACGTCTCTGTCAAGAATAATGTCCCAACAGTTAACAGACATCATGTCCACTCGTTTATACAGGTCTGTTGAATCTACAGGTATCATTTTTATAAACGAACAAGGATAAATAAGAGCAAGTCGACTTGAATCTTCAATCTGAGTACGGTATCTAACTAAGAAGTCGTTCGCTAATGCTTGCGCTTTCTTGGGGTCTCCCATACCTCTCAGTCCTCTTTTAACAATAACACCTGGATTTCTACTAAACAAAGACGCGATGTAAGACTCAATGTATCCGTATCCGTCACTAGTTTGTACAAGTATCTGTGTATCTGAACCTAATCTTTCTTTATCCCAAAAGTCTGTATCATAAGCGGACTTATACTGATACAACTCTCGTTTGTGTTCTTCCCAATACCTGTCATGTGCTTCAAGTATTGTCTTAATAGTCTTTGGTCTAATCTCGTATTTCATTGACCTCGTCTCCTAAATGGTAGCGGACCGTTGTCCCGTATACGTCTCGCTTTTGTTTTGTTAATAAATTCGTCCATCAGTGCAACACGTACACCGTAAATAGATGGAGCAGGTTTTAATCGCGCACCTTCCAAAGCAAGGACAAACGAAACTAACATGTCGTCGTTTTGACCTTTTGGATGATGTGGCGCTCCGTCCGGATTTGTTAGTGTGTTTCTTATTTCGGACCATAATTTTTCCTCGAGTATGCGTATAGTGCCTTCGCATAAGTATTCACGTAGGTTGTCATAGATACTCAATTTATTTTCCTTGCGTGTGTGCCAGTCTTTACCCTTATCATTTTTGTATAGGTTTCGTGTACCAAACTCTTCTAGTCTGAAAATAACTAGAGAACCCGGACCATTCGCTTCAACTATGGTATAAGGTTCGTTAAACGTCCAATACACATCCCAGATTTTATCCGCAAACGTAGCTGGTAAAATTGTATTACAACGATAATGATAAACTGGTTGAAAAGTAGTAGTGGATACAACTGTAATCGTACTGTAATCTTTACCGGTACCATGAGCAACATCAACACCCATAGCGTATCTCTCGCCGTCTTGTACGTCTGTGTACCACATCTCGCGACTATTACCTAGGGATAACACGTCACATTGGTCAACGATGTCTGTAGGGAAAAATAGAGGCGAGTTAGACGCAAACGCTTCGTCAACAGAACTAGGAAACTCACGCTTAAACTTATCAAGACCCATAGTTTGTATCTGAACACGACGCCAATACATTTGACTCTTGTTTAGAGTATAGCGTTTCATTATCTCTTCTTCATCTTCTGTCATGTCTGGTACAGTCTTTTGATGAAACTGAGACTTCTTTCTGTAAGTCTTGTGGTCATACCATGGGAAAAAACAGAGGTGCCATCCATTATTAGGTGCGTCCATACATAAACGATGATACTTATCTCCCGGTCCGTCAGGAGTAGTCTCAATAATTATTTGTCCGTTTCCACAAGATGCGATGGTGTTGGCGAGCAAATCTTCTTGGTCGTCGAAAAAGGCGAACTCTGAAATGTGAGCGGATGAAAAAGTAAATGAACGAGTAGCACCTGCTTTTCCTCCACCGGTAAATGCGCGTAGTTCTGCTCCGGTGTCATTAAACTTAAGTGTTCTCGCTGTGGACTTGGACAACTTCCTTTGTAATGGTTTGGGCAAACAGAGATAGAATCCTTTGTCCATTGAGTGTAAGTGGTCTGCTGAGTCTCTTGTATAAGAGATAATGGCGTGTCTTGTAGGTTGTTGTTCGACATACTGTTTCCATAAGAAGTAAGCGCGGATTAGAGTAGAACAACCTATCTGACGCGCTTTACAAACTACGATACGGTTGTGTGTCATAAGTGCTTGAAGTAATTCTTCTTGCTCTTGATTCATGTTAAACTGAACCAACTCACCTTTATCTTTATCAAACACTTTTAAGAACTTAAAGAACACACGAGGGTCTTCAGCAATCTTCTGCATTACGGCTAGTTTACTGCTCATGTATAATTCCATTTAGTTGTTTTACCTAACGCTACTTCGTTCTCGTGGGAGTGTGTTCCTGAGAATACTTTGAAGAAAGGTTGCTTAGGCGGTACATGTGAAAGAGACTTGTCAAACCAATGTATACGATTGTTAGGACCACAGCAAAGAACACCGGATTGTTCATCAAAGAAGAAGTTCTTTTGCTTGTGTTCATTCCAAACGTTCCACTGATTTCCTGGTGTGGCGCTTCGTTTCCAGTCTATTGTCCATAGATAATCTCCTGTACGCATCTGACCGTTTGGGTCTTTCATCTTCATGTACATACGTAGAGGTTTTGTGTGTAGCTCTGCTTCGTCTGAGAGACAATCCCAGTACGCTACATCATCTAACTCAATACGTGTCGCACCAATAATAGGTTTATTAAAGATAGCGCACTGTAATACCTTATCATAACACGCTTGGTATTCTGGTAGGTATACTTCAAATAACGGCGCTTCACCCATAATTGCTTTGAAAGACAACAATACGGCTGGTATCATTTCGTCTTTGGTCCAAATAAAGTTTCTAGGTCCTGTCAAGAAACTACGCTTTACCCAGCACTCTGTGTATGGTAAAGGAACATTCATACTCATCTACTACTCCTGCATTATGTTCTATAGTGGTAAACTTACTCTTTGTCGTTATTAACTAACTTAAGTATCTCAGACATGTCATCATTACCAAACTCTTGTCTATACTTAGCAAGAACCTGTAAGAGTTCCATAAAGGTACGAGGCGACGCTTTCCAGTCTTCTGCTTCGTTATTCTTTACAGCCATCAACATTATGTTTTTAACGATACCTTCAAAGTCTCCGCCATTGATACACTTCTTTAATCTTTGTTTGTATCCTGTATTTGTACTCATTTTTTTACTCCTAGTATTTTTTGTAGACGTGCGATTGCGTTGTTCTTTTTCTTGTATACTGTACTCACAACAACTCCTAACTCGTTCGCACAATCTTGTAATGTACGTCCTTCCATAAAATACCACCAAATTATTTTCTGTTCGTCTTCAGGTAAGAGATGTAGTGAGCCGTGTATCTCCCCCATGTAATCCCTCTTTTCTTCACCTCTAATACCGTCTATCTCGTTTTCAATGTCCTGAGTAGGGTCATAAGACATACCTCGCTTCTGTGCTATCCACTCAAATAAGTTAGAGTCTCCTGTAGACCAATGTTTACGATACCATCGACGGTCAAGTTGTTTCTGTGTTTTAATCTTGCCCTTCAACTATACCCTCCTTAATCTTCTTCATTGCTCGCCGGATGTAAGCAGCGACTGCTGACTTTGATACACGCGTAGGAGTAAGTCCTTCATAAAACAGTATCTCAGCGATTTGTTCTAAGGTATGTTCGTACTGAGGATAGTTCTCTCTGTTCTCTTCAAACCATTGTTTGTCCATACCCGGTTTCCAACCTTTACTCCTCAGGTCTTTTAACTTTTGGTTCGCTGCTGTCAAGTTGTAATTGCGTTTCATTATTCAGTCTCCAGTCTAATGTTAAATTGCCATGTGTCTTTGTCATAGTGCTTCTGAGCGGCGATTCTACGTATCTGACTATCGTCCTCGTATAAAACCCCGTTGAGTGAATCACAGACACTTCCAAAGATGTTCTGGACGTCTCTACGGCGTCTATCACCGTACACTACTTCTACCTTCAAATAATACTCACAATTCATAGGCCATGCTCGTCCCATTTCCACTTCCCACTCTCTCTTCTTTTCTGTAGCAAGTTCTGCTAAATAATCTTCAAACGCTCTGATGTCATGTGGTTTGTACATCTTCTTTGTCTTTGTATTAAACTTCATGTTGTTTTTCTTTGCGGGTATTTTCATAAACCCATCGAACTCTATTAACATCCTTTCACCCTCATGTATTCTCTTTCCATCTCTTCAAAGTGCGCTGCCATACTCGCACAAGGTAGAGACCAAGTACTGTTATTTGATGGGTCTGGTTTGCCAGCATCTACCCACTCTCCAAAGTAGTAGTGCATGTGTTCTACAAACAGACCGTAGATTTCGTACCATTGTTGTGAGTTGCACTGATGATACTCGATAAAGTCGTCACCGTCTTCATTGTACAAACCCATAGAGTCACAGATGTGTTCCCAGTTCGCACAGTCATAAAGTATGTCGTCTATGTATAGGTCCATACCAGGTACCCACTCAGGGAAGAACTCCCAACGTAGACTATTAGTTATGTCATCAAAGTATTGTATTCTGTTTTTTTGACAGTAGATAATTTTTTCACCGGCGTTCATTTTTGATTTCCTTCCAAAGTGGTTTGAAGATTTTCCAACGACATAAGTTGTTGGTAAAACGTTTGTCTCTTAGTATTTCTTTCATCCATGTATTAGGTACTTCATGATACTTTGCTTCACAGTTCGTGATGTCATTCTTGTATCTGAACTCACCTACCCACATGCGTCCCCAGTTATCAAAGGTAAGTATCTTACCGTTATTAAATTGTATCCATCTGATTATCCTAGAGTCATAACACTGTTCGTCCCAAGTAGAGTGTATCTCCCAAGGACAGTATTCTAGCCAACAGATTGTTTCAAAGTATTCGTAGTTCATACTCTTAATTATACTCTAAAAACTGTTTCTGTATAATTTTTTTGATTTTATTTTTAGTAGGGTTTTGACTACACAACTAGACCAGTTTGTAAAATGCTAAATAAGGGGGCTACCGTAGGCTAGGGCTGGCTGCCTTCTCGTGATACACTCTTACACCCACTACAGGTCTCACATAGGGATGGGTATCTAAACTCTTTCTTCTTTTTTCTCTCGCGACGACGCGCAAACTATTTTCACTTTTTTATTTTACAAACCCATCACAGACCTTATAATAATACTATAACTTCACCACTAATAACAAGGAGACATTATGTTAAACGAAGGACAAATCATTACAATCGATTCGCGCGATTACGTCGTGCTGTCACAATCACGGACC